CTGGAAATGGTTGGCCCTATTTAGATTCAAAGAAAAATGATTTAATTTGTGGTACAATAGAAGAACCAATGTATAAAGAGTGGTTTGCTAGAATTCTATTGGAACATTGTGAATTATTAGATGCAGGATTTCCTATTCCTAATATATCTATTGCTAATATAAAGGATGAGTTAACAACTCAAAAGAAATTTGATGAAGGTTTAGAGAGAGTATTCTTTGCCGGTAATGTTCCCTTCTTAATACTCTGTCGTATGTATCTAAGTCCTTTTATGGATATTTTTATGTGTCATAGAGATAGACTTTTTGGTCAAATAGGCATGAATGCCTGTGGTCTGGAATTACATGAAAGATTAGAATATATGTATAAACGACTTAATGGTGATAAGTTTGATATGGCAAAGTTTTTAAATGATGTTGGTTGGTTAGACACTGATTATGTTAAGTATGATAAAGTTCTTCTAGTTCTACACTATGGAGTTTATGTGCTTTGGATGATTGTTCAAAAAACCCCTTGGTATGAAGATCCAAATCATGCTGTTGATCTCAACCGTATTAAACTTATCCTGCAAGGTTTGCAGCAGTTTTATGTGATTATTGGAAATTAAGTTTTCCTTATGGATAAACGACTTCCAAGTGGTGTTTTTGGAACAGCTTGGATAAATTGTTTGTGTGAAGCTATACTTGAAGTGTTGCAATTCTATTTTTGTATGCATTATGAAGAGCATAAAGAATTTCCCAAGTTTGGGACTTTTGTAGAACAACAAGCTAAAAAATATAGTTTCTTTGAACAAGTATCTTTGATTAATTATGGTGATGATAATTTGAAATATGTTTCCCCTATTTGTAGGAAATACTATACTCATGAAGCCATCACCTTATTTTCAGATTTCATAGTTATGGGCATTACTCCTGCTCATAAGATGGAAACAGAGATACAATTCAAAAAGGTTACCTCAACCTTATTTCTAAAGAGGACTCCTACTTTCAATCAACAGATCCAGATGTTAGTAGGAAAATTGGAGCTCAAATCTATAGGCCGCATGTTAGCGTTTACAGATTCACGAGATCCACATTGGAGAGAAATGGTTATTTCTCAAGCTGCCCGAGAGCTTTCTTTTTATGATGACGGGGTTTTTGATACTTTTCAAAGTATTTTTGGTACCAAATATGATCAATTGGTCTTACTATCTAGTATGATGTTTGATGATGTTTGGAATACCAAAGTGGATGATAATATTCCATATTATGAAGTAATATCTGAATATAGTGTGAGTGCACCATCCAAGCCGAACCAGGGCTTACAAAACAGGTTGATTTAAATTTTAAACCAGCTTGTCTGGTTTCCTTATTTAAGATCAGCTCTGCTGGTTTTTCC